TACACCGACGCGGGCGAAGCCCATGAGCTACTGGCCGATACGCGCCTGTTTCTGGAAGCCCAAATGCGCGAAGGCGCTGCAGACTTCCGAAACATGCCTGCAGACGCCAAGCCGCGCGCCCTGGGCGCCGGCGCGAGCTCGACGGCCTGTGACGACCAGCACACTACGGCGCGGAGGCTCTAAGCCATTGGCCCGAAACAATTCGCCTGGTCACTGGTGCGCGCCGCAATCGTCGGCGCCGCCTTTGCGGCTATCGTGCTTTTCGCAATCACGCTCGCGGCGCTTGTCGCCGCGTAGCAAATATGATTTAACGGGTTAAGCCAAAAGCCCATAAGGGCAGAAAGAGGAACAAATGTCACTTCCCAAGCTCAAGCAACTCGGCGCCAATCAAACCACCGTCACCCTGAACGGGGTCCGACTTTGGTTCAGCTACGAAACGTGCATCGCTTTCGACACGTACGGCAAAAACAACGGCGCCGCCGTCGAGTGTTTCAACCCGGCCTGTCGGAAGTACAGCAAAACGACTTCAAAGCACGCCACGCAAATGGGCGTCTCGCGCTATCCTGACCCGCTGGACGGCGAGCCCTTCGAACGCGCCCTGGCCCGCAACCTGGCCTAGACGGTGAGCTTTTACGCCTGGCGCTTAGCCGCGCCGGGCGTAATGGCGCGCCGTCTATAGAGCGCGGAAATCGAGAGGAACATAAGACCATGCCTGAATTCGTTTTAGACACGTCGGGGGGCGTTCCCGTCGCCCGCAAACTCGGCGAGCCCGAGGGGCCCTGCACCTGGGCGGAACTGGACGCCTTCACACAGGGCTACATCGAAGCCCTGTTTTTCACGTCGGGCGATCCGTGCGGATCGTTCAACGACGGCGAGGCGGGCGAGAATGACGACCTGACCGCCGTGCGCGGCTTCTCCGACCTGGCCCCGGAAACCCTCGCCGCGATCATTGAGGACTGCCGGGAATTTCAGAAGCAAACCGCACCGGAGCGGGACAACGGAAGCGCCCTGTGGCGCTACCTTGAGCACGGTCGCGCCGAAGAGAGCCGCGCCAAAATGGGCCGGGACTTCTGGTACACCCGCAACGGCCACGGCGCGGGCTTTTGGGACGGTGACTGGCCTGAGCCCTACGCGTCGCAGCTGACCACCGCCGCCAAGGATTTTCACATGCAGGACGCCTACCTTGGCGACGACGGCAAGGTTTATCTGTCATGAAAGCACCCCTTCACTTCTTGTCGCTTCCGCCCTTCGAAGGCCGCGCCGCTATCTGTGGCGCGGCGAAGCGCGAACCGCCGAACCACACCCCGACCGTTGACTTGGTCACTTGTCCACACTGCCGCCGCGAACTGATCGCGCGCGGCCTTCTGGAAAGCACGCCCGCATGATCCCCGCCTATGATCCCCACATCACGCGCGCCGCCGCATGCCTTCGCGACGATCCGACCTTTTCGACGTCACCCCGCGTAGAGCAGGAAGAGGAAGCGCGCGCCGTCCTGGCCGTCGAGGGCGGCGACCCGGAAGACCCGCTAGACGTGGCCTTGACGATCGAAGCGGCGCTGCAGCCGGCGCCCGACCCTACGCCTGGCGAGCTCGCCGCGTATCTCAAGCCCACCGTGGGAGCGACACACCGCGCCATAGTGACCGAGGCGACCCCACCAGCGCCCCCGCCGCCCTTAGAGGCTTGCAGGGAGAACAAGGACGCGCCGGGGCGCTACTGCAGCGCCCCTGTAGGGGCCACAGGCCGTTGTCAGGACTGCGGGGCGTTCAGGTATGCAGCGGCGGCGCCTAGCGCCCCTGTGGCCGCATATACGCCCGTGGCGGCGCGTTCGCCTGAGCCCGTGACGGACGACAAGCCCGAAACCCACTACGTGCGCCGGCTGAAGGAAGTCGCGGGCTGGCCTGACCACCTGATAGCCGCGATCTTGAAAAAGTCGCGCGCCACGGTCCAGGCCTACGCGGGCGGGCGCTTGCCCGAGCGGCTGACCCTCGACCAGTACCGGGCGCTCGACGACGCGATCACGCGCCAGATCGCCGAAATGCAGTCGATATTGGCTGGTCTAAGATCACCGGAAGGACTTTGAATCATGGGGCGAAACATCACGCCGGAGGAACGGCGTCGGCGTAGCCACGCGGCGAAGTGGGCGGCGCTGCTGCGTCGCCGGCGCGAGCGTTTCTATATCGCACTCAGCTGCAAGGATTCATGGGATCCCGACGCCCTGCGGTGGCCGGGCTCGGGCTCTGACGTACGCGGGGCTTACCGACGCTTCGTGTGGCCGAAGCTCTTTCCGACCAGGAAGATCGCCGAACAGGCCGCCGAGATCCTGCGACCGTTCCGCGCGACCGCCGCCGTGCCGGGCCGCGGGCGCGTCGTCAGCTACACGATCGAAAAGACCTTGCTCCCTGAACGCGTGACTTCTTAACGCGTCTCCCCTACTTAGGCCACGTTCCTCCCCCTGCCACCAGCGCACCGCCTCCCCGCGCACCGGCAGGCACCTTTAAGCCCTCGTCGCCTTTTTGGTGGCGAGGGCTTGTTTTTGTCTGCGACCCGGTGTTTAACCTGTTAGCCTAGAGGCGAGCAGAGGGACCAGGACAGTGGCCGGCACCGACACCACGAACCACGATTTGCAGCACGCCCGCCAGCGCGCCGAGACGATCCAAAACTACACCGACGACCCCTTCGCGCGCGGACTGGCGGCGGACGTCCTGGGCCTACTCGACCTGCTCGCCCGCCTCGAAGCGCACATCACTGCGATGCCCGGGCCCGGCAAGCCCTCCGCCATGACGTTGCACCGGCACAAAGGCCAGGCGCTTCGCGTCGAAATCCAGAAAGTGCTCGCGACATGAACACGACAAAGCTGATCGCCGTAGATCCTGGGATCACAGGCGCGCTCGCGTTCTATGACGCCGGGCTTGGCCGCCTCGATATCGTTGACATGCCGGTGATGGTCGTAGGGCCGGGCCAGCGCAAAGGAATTAACGAGACGGAGCTCGAAGCGCTGCTGCGCACCTTCTGCGAAATGGGCTACGATACGATGTTCGTAGAGCAGGTCGGCGGCATGCCTGGTCAGTCAGCACCCCACGCGTTCGTCTTCGGCTACGGCGCCGGCTTCCTGCGCGGCGTCGCGCGCGGCCTGGGCCTGAAGATCGAGCCTGTACGCCCCCAAGTCTGGAAGACCAGGCTGAAGGTGCCGGCCGACAAGAGCGCAGCGCGGGCGAGGGCTTCTGAACTGCTGCCCGCGCACGCTCACTTCTGGCCGCTGGTGAAGCACGACGGTAGGGCAGAGGCTGCGCTGCTGTCAGTGTATGGCGAGATCGTTACGAGGACAGGCCGATGAAACCCCCCGTCAAGAACACCCGACCCACCGCCGCGCTGCAGATCGAAGCGCTCAACCGCTCGAAGGCCGCGGATCTCGACACGATCGTCGAGGGCGTTGCTGACCTGACGGCAGGCGGGACGCCCGTCGACCCCGCCGATCTCAACGACCTGGTCGACACGGTGCTGGCATGAGCGAGCCGAACAATTACTCGTCCTGGTCTGACGACGAGATCGCCACGCTGAAGAAGCTCTACGCCAAAGGCCTGACGAACGGCCAGATTGCGGCACAGATCCGGGGCAAGTCCCGAAACGCTGTGATCGGCAAGGTGGCCCGTCTGATCGCGCGAGGCGCGCTGGCGTACAGGGGTTCGAACACGATCGCCGCGGCCAACGCCATACGAAACGCGGCAACCCGGGCGCAGCGCGCGGCGCGCGCGGCCGCAAAGCCCCCTAACAACCACGACGACACGCCCCGGCCGCCCAAGGCCCCGCCCCCACCGAAGGAAGCGCCCGGCCCGAGCGCGCGCCCCTGGTTGACGCGCCTCGAAGGCGAGTGCAGGGCGCCGATAGGCGAACCGAACGCCGACATGCTGATGTGCTGTGCGCGCGCCGGCCACGGCTACAACGGCGACTACTGCGAGCGCCACGCGCGCCGCTTCTACACGCCGACCAAGCGGCAGGACGACGAACGCACGGCGAGGCGCTTTGCATGAGCCGGCAACCTGACTTCTACGTGATCGAGCTCTATGCCGGCCGCAAGCGGCTGTTCACCACCGCCGCGGCGACGCCCGGGAAGATCTACGCCGAGATCCGCCGCGTCAGGCCGCGCGTCTCACAGGCCACGAGCGCGAGCATTACCGCCTGGCGGCGCGAAGACGCCTACGACAAGGGCGGCCAGTACGCGCGCTGGACGCGGATCGAGCGCTATCAGGAGGAATTACGATGAGCGAGCAGGTCACAATAGGTTGGACGTCGTTTCAGGACGGAACCTTCGAATTGATCGTCAAAGACCCCGCGACACACGAAGAGACGACGTTGAAGGGCACCTGTACCGACGCACAAAGCGACTTGGTCAATCGGCTTTTTCCGCCTTGCGTTTTTGTCACCTACGCGCCCGTCGCCAAATGAGCAGCGCTCGCGTCCCCTCCGAGGCGCAGCGCCGCGACCCGTTAAGGGAACGCGCCCGCCTTCGCCTGCTCGAAGACCTGGCGGCGACGGTCGCGGCGCAAAAGCACCGCGTCGAGCAGGCAGGCATGCGCCCTATGGCCGTGGTGCTGAACGCCGAGATCCTGAAGGACTGCGACGCCGAAAACCTGACGATGCTCTACGGCCTGCCGATCGTGACGACGCCGCTCTACGGCCGTCAGGTCGTGGTGACGGGAGGGTTTGTCGAGTGAGCCGCCTGGATCTAATCGTTGGCGACAACCGCGAGTGGCTTGGCCTGCTGCCGGCCGACCACTTCCACACATGCGCAACGTCGCCGCCCTACTTCGGGCTGCGTGACTACGGGGTCGACGGTCAAATCGGGCTCGAGGAATCACCCGACGCTTTCGTTGACGCGCTGGTCGAAGTGTTCCGCGAAGTGCGCCGCGTCCTGCGCCCTGACGGCACGCTCTGGCTGAACTTGGGCGACAGTTACGCTCGAAGTCCGGGCAAAGGGGGGTCCGGTACGCCCAACGGCAGGAACGTAGCAGAACAGGGTTACGCCGGCGGCGCGGGCGTCCCCCTCGGGTTGAAGGAAAAAGACCTAATCGGCATCCCGTGGCGCGTCGCCTTCGCGCTGCAGGCGGACGGCTGGTATCTCCGGCAGGACATTATCTGGTCGAAGCCAAACCCCATGCCGGAGAGCGTCAAGGATCGCTGCACGAAGTCGCACGAGTACCTGTTCCTGCTGACGAAGTCCGACCGCTACTACTTCGACGCCGACGCGATCAAGGAAACCGCCGTCGGCAACCCGAGCGGCAACAAGGAACGCAAGCCCGCTTCGGCCCGCGGCGTCCCCGTCGACACGAACGGTAAGACCAGCGGCGCGGTCGCCGGGTCTATCCCTTGGGCGGGAGGGGAGACGCGCAACCGCCGGTCGGTATGGTCGGTGCCTGTCAAGCCGTTCAAGGGTGCGCACTTCGCCACCTTCCCCGTCGAGTTGGTCGAGCCGTGCATCCTCGCCGGGTCGCCGGTCGGCGGCCGCGTGCTCGACCCTTTCGGCGGCGCCGGTACGACGGGCCTCGCCGCTTTGCGCAACGGTCGTGACGCGACGCTTATCGAACTGAACCCCGAATACGCGGCGCTGGCCGAAAAGCGGATCGCTGCCGGATGAGTCTACCCCTTCCGCCCCTCCCCTATCAGATCCCGGGCGCTCGCTTCCTGGCGTCGAAAACCCGTGCTGGCCTGTTCGACGAAATGGGCGTCGGCAAAACGGCGCAGGCGATCTTCGCGCTCGACCACCTTCAGCTTATGCGCGGCGTCGTCGTCTGCCCGGCGAGCGTGCGCGAAGTGTGGGCGGGCGAGTTCCGCAAGTTCTCCGGCTACCGCCGGAAGATCCTGAAGGCGAAGAACATTCACGACCTGGGCCTGTGGTTGAAGGGCCGCGCCGACGTCCTGCTGGTGAGCTACGAGCTCGCGGCGAAGTGGGCGGTGCGCATGGAAGGCGACCTGTTCGACTTCCTGATATTCGACGAGAGCCACTACCTGAAGAACCCCGACGCGGCGCGTACGCGCAGCATGCTCGGCACGCACTGTGATGGAACATCAGGCCTGGCCCGGTGGGCGGGGCGCGTGTGGTTCCTGACCGGCACGGCCATGACGAACGACCCGACCGATATCTGGCCGTTCCTGCGCTTCTGTGGCGGCACGCCCCTGACCCGCGCGCCCTTCACCGCCCGCTACTTCCGGTCGCGCATGCGCACCTTCTCGGCGTCGCAGGAGCCGATCGAGGCGATGATCCCCGAACTGCGCCAGGCGATCGGATCGTGCAGCCTGCGCCGAACGCAGGAAGAGGCGGGCCTGCAGCTGCCGCCCGTGTGGCTGACGACCATCACCGTGGACGGCGACACCGAAGAGATCACCGCCCTGCTGCGCGACCACCCCGGGCTTGACGCTGTGATCCTCGACGCCGTTGAAAAGGGTGGCCTGTCGTTCCTCGACGCGCAGCACGTCGCGACGCTGCGCCGCCTGGTGGGCGAGGCCAAGGCCCCCGCCTACGCCGCGATGCTGGTCGACGAACTGAAGAGCGGCGGCAAGGACAAGCAGGTCATCTTCGGCCTGCACACCCGCGCCGGCCAGATCGTCACCGATGCCCTGCGGGCTGAGGGCTTAGACGGCGTGACGCTGATCGGCTCGACGCCGGAGAAGGATCGGATCGAGGCGGTGCAGCGCTTCCAGAACGACCCGAAGTGCCGGTGGTTGTGGGGCAACATCACCGCCGCCGGCACCGGCCACACGCTCACCGCCGCCTGCCACATCGACATGTTCGAACAGGCCTGGGCCCCTGCGCCGAACGCGCAGGCGCTGTTCCGCGTACGCCGCATTGGTCAGACCCGAAACGTCACCGGCAGGTTTATCTCGCTGGCGGGTAGTATTGACGAAGTTGTGACTGAGTCCGTGGCGCGTAAAACCGCTGCGATAATGAAGATAGAAGGAACACAAGCCGCATGACCGTACTTGTCGAACGTCTCAAAATCGCCGCGCAGGAAGCACAGCGCGTCAACGCGTTGCCTAATTCGAAGGGCGATCACCCTGTCAGGATCAGCCTGCAGATCGAGCCCCGCGGCGTCCTGGTGTCAGGCCACAAGGGGTCGGTCGCGCACCGCTACGTCGTGCCGTTCGAAGAGATCGAGAGCGGGCTGAACAACAGCGTGGTCATTCAGATCGGCCACGCGGTGGAAATTCTCAGCGTCTGACTTGACGCCCCCGCAAACCTAGCTTAACCCGTTAAACCTTCAAATCCTCTCAGGAGAAGACCCCGTGAATATCCGACTTGAAATCGAAGCGAACAGCCCCGACCAGCTGCGCCGCGTGCTCGCTGAAATCCTGGGCGCGGGCGTCGTCGCCAGCGCGACGGAGTTCACCGAGAGCGGCGAAGACGCCGTTGCGGCCACGGGCCTGCCGATCTTCAACAACGTCGAAGCGGTCGCGTCGCCCGACGCGCCGCCCCCGCCGGCGGCTGAAGCCCCAAAGCCCCGTGGTCGGAAGCCGAAGGCGGAAGCTGCCCCGCCTGCGACCCCTGCTTCGCCGCCGGCGCCGTCCGGTACTGGCGAGACGACGGCCCCGACGTCCGAACCTGGTGCGCCTGTCCCCCCGCCACCCCCGGCGCCTGACGCACCCCCGCCGCCCCCGCCGCCCGCTCCCGCCGTCGCCGGTGAGATCACGGTCGACAGCCTGCGTAACCTGATGGCGTCGGTCATGGCCGCTGCGCCCGCCGGCAAGGGCATCCCGGCTTCGACCGTGCAACAGGCGCTGAAGGCCGCGTGTGGCGGCGTCGGTTCGATCGCGCAGCTGCCGGTCGAGCAGTACGCCAACGCGCACGCTGCCCTGTCGGCGCTCTAAGACCATGACTGAACCGCAAGCGGTCGGCGCGCCCGCGGAAGAACGCGCGCACTCACGTTTCGGCGGGTCGATCGCTTCGCGGTTCATGAACTGCCCGGGGTCGGTGGCCCTGTGCGACACCGTGCCGCCGAAACCCCCGTCGAAGTACGCGGCTGAAGGGACGGCGGCGCACAGCGTCGGCGAGCATTGCCTGCTCGGCGGCGAGCGCGAAGCCGCGCTGCGTGTCGGCGAGTGGCATCCTCTGCAGGAGGGCAGTCACGACGTCCAGCGCTTCGAAGTCACCGACGAAATGGCGACGGCGGTGCAGGTCTATCTCGACGCCGTCTACGCCGAGCTCGACGCTTCGCCTGACGCCGAACTGTACGTCGAGCAGAAGTTCGAATTCGTGCTGGCGTCGGCCGCGCCGGGCGAAGTCTTCGGCAAGAACGACGCGATGGTCTACACCCCGTCGAAGGGCCGCCTGGTTGTCTTCGACTACAAGCACGGCGCCGGCGTCAGCGTCGACGTCACCGACAACAAGCAGCTGAAGTTCTACGCCGCGGGCGCCGTGCTTAACCGGCCGTGGGCGCTCTCCGAGATCGAGCTTGTGATCGTGCAGCCGCGCACCCGCGACGCCGAAACCGAAGAGCACGGCGGCGTGAAGCGCTGGACGTTCGATCCGACCGAAGTGCTCGACTTCGCTGACGAGCTTGACGCGGCGGTGGCCGCAGCCAAGGCCGTCGAACAGATCCCGCCGGAAATGTCCCGCGCCGAGAGCCTCGTCGTCGGCTCCTGGTGCCGCTGGTGCGACGCTGCCGCCGTCTGCCCTGCGCGTGAGGCGCAAGCCTCTGAAGCGGTGACGCTCGACTACGCCAACGTTGAAGGCCTCGTACCTTCTGCGCTGCCCGAGCCGAAGACGCTGGACACAGCGCGTATCGGCCGGATCCTGGCCGGCGCTTCGATCATGCGCACCTATCTCGACCAGGTCGAAGAGTACGCCTTCGGGCTGCTGGTGCAGGGCGTCGCCGTGCCGGGCTACAAGCTGGTCGACAAGGTCGGTCGCCGCCAGTGGACCGACAACCCCGAAGAGATCGCCGCCTATCTCGAGCTCAACTACGGGCTCGAGCCGCGCGATCTCATGCCGCCCAAGCTGGTCACGATCACCGAAGCGGAGCGCCAGCTGAAAGCCGTTGTCACCGACAAGGCGGCGCGCAAGCAAGCGCTCGACGACCTGTCGATCCGCTACACGATCAAGGACTCGAGCGGGCAGACCATCGCTCCCGAATCCGACCGGCGCGGCGGTATCGACAACGCCGCCCGCGACTTCGCCGGCGTCGACCTTAACCCGAAAGAGGAATAGCCAATGGTTCAGTTCAACCCCGAAGCGGCGAAGAGCCGCGTCACCGCCGCCTGGGTCGCCGACCTGTGGCAGCGCTACCCGATCCAGCCCGTGCTCGACAGCACCGGCCAGCCCACCGGCCGCTTCCGCACCGGGATCGTGCGCGTGTCGTTCCCGCACCTGTTCAAGCCGCAGCCCGCGCCGAAGGACAACCCCAACAAGGCCGACACCTGGGCGCTCTCGCTGCTCTTCCCCTTCGGCGCTGACCTGTCGCTGCTGACGGCTGAAGCGCAAAGGGCCGCGCAGGAGAAGTGGGGCGCGGCTTCGGCCAACATGGCGCTGCACACCCCCTTCCGTAACCAGGGGGAGAAGGCGCACCAGTACGAAGGCTATGTGCCGGGCGCGACGTTCATCACGGCGTCGTCGCAGCGCAAACCCCCGGTGGTCGACGTCAACGGTGCGCCTATCGTCGACGAGAGCAAGGTGTACCCGGGCTGTTGGGCGATGGTCACGGTCCACGCCTACCCGTTCGACAAGCCGAAGAAGAAGGGCGTCAGCTTCGGCCTCGACAGCGTCATGATCGTCGCCGACGACGACACGTTCGGCGCGGGCGGTGGCGATCCGAACACGGACTTCGCCGGCGTCTCGATCGAGCAGCAGGTCAACCCCGCCGCCCTGTTCGCGCCCGCCCCGGCGAGCGCCGTCGTTCAACCGCCCGCCGCACCTCCGGCCCCACCTGCCCCTCCCGCTGCGCCTGCGCGCGAGCGCCCCACCGACCCGACGCACATCCACGCGGCCGGTACTCCGGGCGAGATGTGGTGGCGCGACAACGCCTGGCATCCTGCCGGCTAAGAGCTTCACGCGAGCCCCCTCCCTCGCGGCGCAGTCGTGGCGAAAGCCCCGCCCGGTACGGCTTGAAGAAAAGCCGGGCGACTCTTCCCCGAAAGGACCACCGTGACTGCTCTCGTCGCTCACCATGACTTCGAAACGCGATCGACCGTCGACTTAAAGCGCGCGGGTCTTTACCGTTACTTTGAAAGTCCGACGACGCAGATTATCTGCATGTCGTGGCGCGTCGGCGACGGGATCATTTACGGCTGGACGCCGAGCAGCCCCGACCCGCTTCCCCTGCTCGAGCACGTTGCCGCCGGCGGCCTAGTGCGCGCCCACAACGCCGCCTTCGAGCGTGCGGCCTGGGCCAAGCTCCGAGCCACGACGCACCCGCACTGGCCCGAGCTTCGGATCGAGCAGCAGGATTGCACTATGGCGAGGGCCGCGGCGCTGGCGCTGCCTCAGTCCCTCGACCAGCTGGCGAAGGCGCTGAAGACCAAGGCGCAGAAGAGCGAGCACGGCCACAAGCTCATGATGCGCATGTGTAAGCCGCGCAGCGTCGCGCCTGACGGCACCGTTACCTGGTGGGAAGACCCGCAGATGCTGGCCGACCTTTCCGCCTACTGCGACGACGACGTTGCGGCCGAGACGGATATCGACCACATGCTCTCGCTGCTCACCGACACAGAGCGCCGCGTCTGGATCCTCGATCAGAAGATTAACGAACGCGGCGTGGCCCTGGACCTGAAGTCTATCAGCCGCGCGATCGAAGTGGTCGGCGAAGCACAGAAGCGCGCCGACGAACGCATGTGGTGGATCACCGACGGCGACGTTCAGAAGTGCACCGAAGCGGCGAAGCTGATCGCCTGGCTCAACGGCCGCGGCGTGCCGTGCGTGTCGGTCGCCAAGGGCGAGCACGAAGAGATCATCCTGACGACGCAGATCCTGGGCGACGAACGGGCGCAGGAGGCGATCGAGCTTCGCGCCGCGTCGGCCAAGTCGTCCACCGCGAAGTTCAAGGCCATGCTGGCGGCCGTCGGCGCCGATGGTCGCAGCCGCGGCGTGCTCAACTATCACACCGCCTCTACGGGGCGTTGGGGCGGCCGCCTGTGGCAACCGCAGAACCTGCCGCGCGTCGACCCTGATCGTGACCTGCCCGACGTCATGCGCACGCTGAAGCTCATGGACAGCCCGCTCGGCAAGAAGGCCCTGCTCGACGCGCTGGAAATGGTCAGCGACCGGCCGGCGCTGGACGTGCTCTCGAAGTGCCTGCGCGCCGTGCTGGTCGCCGGGCCCGGGAAGAAGTACGTCGGCGGCGACTTCGCCAACATCGAAGGCCGCGTCAACGCGTGGCTCGCCGACGAGACGTGGAAGGTTGAGGCGTTCCGTCAGTTCGACCAGGGCGTAGGGCACGATCTCTACAAGGTCGGCTATGCCGCGTCGTTCGGCCTCGACCCCGCCCTGGTCACGAAGCCGCAGCGCCAGATCGGCAAGGTGCAGGAACTGGCGCTCGGCTACCAAGGGTCGGTCGGCGCGTACATCACAATGGGCGCCGTCTACGGGATCAAGCCCGGCGAAGTCGCGCTGGTAGCCAAGGCTGCTACTCACGAAAACGACTGGATCGCGACGCGTAGCAAATATGTCGAAGCCAACGCTTACGGGCTGGATCAAGACACCTGGACGGGTATCAAATCTGTCGTCAACGCCTGGCGCGCGGCGCACCCGAATATCGTCCAAGGCTGGTGGGATCTTCAGGACGCGGCGATCGCGGCCGTCGACATGCCCGGCCTGGTCGTTCCGTGCTTCGGCGGGCGCGTCAAGTATCTGGCAGCAAACGGTTTTCTGTTCTGCGCCCTGCCGTCGGGTCGGGTGCTGGCCTATGCCTCGCCGCTAATTAGGCAAGTGACGAACGACTACGGGACCGGGCCGCAGAAGCGCAACCAGGTCTTCTACGAGGGCGTCGATTCGAAGACGCGTCGGTGGGGGCCGCAGTCCCTGTACGGCGGCAAGCAATGCGAGAACATCGTCCAAGGTATCGCGCGCGACGTGATGATCGAAGCGATGTTCAGGGCAGAAGACGAGAACTATCCGCTGGTATTGACGGTTCACGATGAACTGCTCACCGAAGTACCGAACACGGCGGGGCCGCTCGACGACGATGCGGCTACGCTGAAGCGCCTTATGGAAATTGTACCGGCGTGGGCTGAAGGCTTGCCCGTCGCCGCCTCTACTTGGGAAGATACCCGCTATGTCAAGTGAAGACCTGAAACTTCCCGCCTCTTTGCAGAAGCTGTACGGCATGCTGGCCGTCTGCCCCGAAGGCCCCGTCGCCGTCGGGCCGCTGCACCAGGTCGTCTACGGCCACGTCACCGACGACGTGCGCCACATGCAGCAACGTCTCGGCTCCTACGTGACCAAGCTGAACCGACGCCTGAAGGGGCATAAGCTGGCCGTGAAGCCCGGCGACCGGAAGTACACCTACGTCCTGACGTCCCTCTAGTCCCGCGCGCCGGGGAGGGCGAACCGTGTCAGACGACAAACTATCCGCCGCGCTGGCCTGGGCCGCGAGGGGCTTCAGGGTCTTCCCTGTGGTCGCCGGCGCCAAGGTTCCTGCGATCGAAGGCTGGCTCGACAGCGCGACGACTGACGCCGCGGCGATCACCGCCTGGTGGCGCGACCCCCTGACCGGCTGGTCGCAGCCTTACAATATCGGCGTGCTGACCAACGACATGATCGTGGTCGACGTGGACGACAAAAACGGGAAGAACGGCACGCGGTCGCTGCTCGATCTCGACCTGCCCCTCGAGACGCTGATCGTGCGCACCCCGACCGGCGGGCGGCACGTCTACTACACCGGGCCCAACAAGAGCCTGTCGGTGAACCGCCTGGGCGAAGGGCTGGATATCCGCAGCTTCCACGGCTACGTGCTCGCCCCCGGGTCGAGCCTGCCGAACGGCGAGTACACGATCGACAACGACGCGCCGCTGCTGGCCGCGCCGGAAGGGCTGATCGCCCGCCTCGACGAACCGCGCGAGCGTCAGTCGGTCACGGCCCTTGTGGATCTTGACCACCCCGCCGCCCTCGCCCGCGCGGCTGACTTCGCGCGGACCTGCGCGCCGGCGATCTTCGGGCAGGGCGCCGACGCCTACACGTTCGGCGTGGCCTGCACGATCAAGGACTTCGGCGTCTCGCAGCACGAGTGCCTTGCGGTCCTGGCCGAGCACTACCTGCCCCGCTGCGTCGCGCCGCGGTCGCCGGCCGACCAGGTCGCCTTCCTCGAGCGCAAGGTCGACAACGCCTACAGCTACGGGAAGTCGTCGCCCGGCGCGACGTCGGCCGAACTGGACTTCGCCGGCGTTCACATCGCCCCGCCCGCACCCCCGGAGCGCCCGGGCCGCAAGTGGTTCCTGCACGGCGACGCCTACGACCCGCCGAACTGGCTCTTCCACGAAGCCCTGCTGCAAGTCGGCGTCGGGATCCTGCTGGCCCCACCGTCGAGCGGCAAGACGTTCCTGACGATGGACCTGGCCCGGGCGCTGGCGCAGCGCGAGACGTTCTTCGGGATCGAGGCGAACGAAGCCGGCGGAACGGCGCTGCTGCTCGGAGAGGGCAGCGGCGGGGCCAGGATGCGCGTCAACGCCCTGAAGGCCGTCGGCCGCCTGCCGATCGCCATTACGGAAGTCTCGCTGCTGAACGGCAAGCTAGGCGACCTGCTGGTCGACCTGAAGGCTCTGTCGGCTGACATGCTCGAAGACTACGGCGTGCCCCTGCGGCTGGTCGTGCTCGACACCCTGGCCGCCTCTGGCCTGCTGCTCGACGAGAACGACAACGTCGAAGCGGCCACGGCGCTGAAGGCCCTGTCCAACCTGTCGCGCCTGCTGAACGCCTTTGTGCTGGTCGTCCACCACCCGTCGAAGGACGGCAAGAGCGAGCGCGGCGCTTCGGCCCTGCGCGGCGGCGCCGACGTCACCCTCGAGATATTCCGCGAGCCGAAGTCGGCGGTGCGCACCCTGGCCGTGGTGAAGAGCCGCGACGGCCCCGAGATCCAACTCGGCGACTTCACCCTGAACGTGGTCGAAGTGGGTAAGGACGCGCGCGGTCGGGCGATGAAGACCTGTGTCGTGTCGACTGCGCCGGCGAAGCACTCGGCGCCCGAAGTCGAGCGACCGAAGTACACCGACCTGTTCCTCGAGTGCCTGTCGTGGGCGATGGACGAAGAGGGCGAGACGATCGAGGGCAAGCAGGTCGTCGAGCTCGAGGCGGTGAAAGCGTCCTTCAAGGAACGCAAGGACGGGAGCCGCGACCGGACGGCGATCGCTAAGGCGTGGTCGACCACCCTGGCGTACGTGCGTGAGCTCGGGGTCGTGCGGGAAGTCCCGTTCGGCGGCCGGCGCTATCTCGAGAAGCTGGCGCTCTGAGACGTGGCGGCCGGCGCCGGCGGGGGCGCGCCGAGAACCTTCTCGTAGACCTGCGACGCCAACCACGCGATCAGCGCCAGGCCAACCGTCAGTACGGCGTTGCGCGCCCCCCTTACGGTCGCGTGCAGGTCTTTGAGCGAATCGTGGATCCCGAGATACCGCTCGGCGCACAGGTCTTCGTGCGCGTTCATTTTGTCGTGCGCCTTGTCCGCATGCGCGTAGGCCTCTGCTGCCGTCTTGCCCGCCACGTTTAACTCCTGAACTCGGGTGTTAGTTCGCCGGCGGCGCGGCGCTAAGGGCCTGCTGCTCGCGGATCCACGACTGAAGGTCGGTCAGTTGGGCCGAGACGGCGGCGTAGTCGCCGTAGTTGCCGGCGATGGTCGCGGCGGCGGCAGAGCACGCAACCCCGGAGGGGGCGTCATTAGATTGCCCGGTGGGTTCGGAAAGCGCGCCTCCCTCGCCGGCGGCCGCGGCGTCGTGCAGGCGCACAAAGCCAACAGGCAGGATGCAAGTACGGTCAGCTTCAGCGGTGACATATTCGGGAACCTTCTCGACGATCGTTCGGGTGACGTAACGGATCTCGGCTTGTCGCGTTGCAGCCTTCTCGCCGGCGGCCTGCGTCACGTCGGCGGCGGCGCGCTCACGATAGACCACCCGCTCGACGGTGCGGACTTCAGCTTTCGCGGCCTTCGCGCTGTCGGCCTGGGCCATGACGTCGCGCACCTTGTAGCCGCTGCCGGCGCCGACGGTGAGGCAGACGGCCGCGACCAGAGCGTAACCCTTCCATCCGACCAGGGCGTCGAGCCACTTCATGTCAGAGCCCCTTCAGGCACACGGCGCGTTCGCGCTGCCGGCGCGACGTCAGGCCCTTCACGGGGCGCAGAACGCCGCCCACCCGGGCCTTGTTCCACGCGAGGAAAGCGTCGCAGCCGCCGCGCCAGTTGCCTGCTCGGAAGCGCGCCGCCACAGTCGAGCGGCAGTACGCACCCTCGCCGATGTTGTAGGCGAGCGAGATCGCGGCCAGGGTCTGATTGTCTCGGCCGCGCAGCTGCGGCGTACAGGCCAGCACCTTCGCGGCCGTGCGCGCCAGGGCGTCGTCGAGCAGGGCGGCGCACTGTGCTTCGGTGCGGCGATCGCCGACGCGCACGCGAACCCCGTTCTCGTAACGCGTCAGCCCGTCGCAGATGGTCGCCACGCCCGCAATGTCTACGTAGGCGCTGTAGTATTTCCGGCCGCCGCTCTCTTCGAGCGCGACGAAGGTAAGCAGGACGGCCGCGACGCCGGCGCCGACGATCGCGGCGAGCTTGCTCTGATTGGTCTCACTCATTTCGAGGCTCCGGGGTGTCGTTGCTTCCACAGGCGTGCGGCCAGCCACAGCAGGAAGGCGGTGACGCCGATCAGCGCGCGCACGGGCGCGGGCACGAAGGCCAGGATCTGCAGCAGGGTTAGTGGGCTGGTTGCCAGCAAGCCGGTCACGGCCAGCGTCAGAAGCGCGGCCAGCTGCACGGAAGCCCAACGCCAGCACTCGCGCCAATCGGGGACCAGCTTGTGATCGAAGGGGTTCAGGTTCACGACTTACTCTCTAAGGCTTTCTTCACCGCCGCCTCGACCACGGCCTGCAGCGTTGCCTTTTCGCTGGCGGCTGCAGCCTTGGCGGCGCGCTCGGCGATCCGGCGCTCTCGCCGGTCGTGTTCAGGTCGGGTCGCCATTTCGGCTTGCTGCGCCTCGAAGGCGACCTTGGCCTGCTCGCGGCGGTCGAGGCGTTCCTGCCGGCGACGATCCGACTCTTCGGCCTTGCGGGCTTCCGCCTGTTCGGGGGTTACGCGGGTCATACGTCTGCCGCCGCTCCTGCGCTGGTGTTCGTGCCGGCGTTGTTCAGCGCCGCCGTCGTGCGCCGGCCGATCACGGCGTCGTAGCGCGTCTTGTCGGCGGTCGAGGCGATCGACAGGGATTGGTACAGGCCGTCGGTTTCCAAACCGAAGACCGTCGAGCCGTCGCCTTCGATCAGAGCACCGTAGCCGCCCGACGTGTTCTGCACGGCGAGACAGGCGTTCAGGTTCGTGATCCGTTGACGGTTGCCCTGCGAGCGGTAGCCGTAAGTGTAGCCTTGGATCTTCTTGCCGGCGCCTTCGAACGCCCAACCGTGGGGCTGCACGTAGGCCGCGAATTCGGTCATCGGCGTGGGGCCGGTGTACTTGATCCCGACGCCGTACAGCCGGCAGTTCTCGGACGGATTGTAGCCGTAAATCGTGATGCACGGGCGCCCGATATCCGTCTCCACGTCCATGTCGTGAATGTCGATGTTGGTCAGGGCGCAAGTGTACTGCTGCACCTGCATGTACTGAACGTGCGAGACGGCGTTCGTGTCGGCCTGGCCGCGCGCGACGCCGGTCAGGGTGCCCGCGCCCGTGGCGGCCGACTTGCCCGTGTAGCTCACGATTTCGGACGCGTAGCCGTCGCCTGACAGTTCCCCCTCGATCTCGGCGAACTTCGGGTTGGCGGCTGTGGCGGCGTCGAACAGCGACAGGTCGGCAACCGGCACGGTGTTTTGGCTGTTCGTCATGGCGCCGGTCAGGTCGGTGGCGAACTTGTCGGGGTCCACCAGGAGGCGCTTGCAGTAGTACAGCTGCAGGTCGATCGGCACGGCTTCGTACGAGCCCAGGCCGTACACCCGGTCCCCCGTAAGGTGACTCGCGGCCGTGGTCCCGAACATGGCGCGCGTCGCGCCCGTAAAGCCGTTGGAGGCGTTGCGCGACCCCACCTGGATCTTCTCGTCGCCGATCTGCACCAACGCCGGCGAGAAGTCGTTGATGATATCGTTGATCCAGTTGGCGTCGGTGACGTCGAACGCCGTCGCTGCGGCGTTGAAACCGTTCGCGACGCGCGTGCCGGCGGCGAGCAAAGTGCGTCGGTTGATCACCCCGCCACCGACCTTCAGCCCGTTCATGCGGTAGCAGCCGTCGGCCCCGATCGCTTGGCGCGTCCACCCCGCAATCTGGAAGCCCTCGAAGACCAGGTCTTCGCCTCCGTCGAAGCTGATCCCCTCCTGCCCGTCGGCGCCGTAGCTGTTGGTCAGGCGGGCGTGCTGCACGGGGCTGTGGAATTCGTAGAGCCCGTGCGCGTTGTCCTTCGGGTTGCCTCCGTTCCACATCGAGTTGTTGTCACCGGAAACCCAACGCGGGATCCCGCGATACGCCTGGCCGGCCGTCGAGCTAAGCCCCGACGCGCCGAAGGTGATGGTCTTGTAAATGTTGCGGCCGTGGCAGTTAGTGACGCTGCCCCAGGTCGAGCAGTTGTCGACCGCAACGCCGTAGTGTCCGTCGTAATCGGTGACGTCGAAGTCTGCCTTGCCGAGCATGAACTGCTTGTCGATCTTCCAGTTCACGGTGCTGTCGAGCCAACCGTGCTTGTCGGCACAGTAGAGCACGGCGCAGTCGATCGAGCGGAAGCCGTCAACGTACCGGGCCAGATATCCGACTTCATATCCGCCGACCCGGCCTTGGGACGTCGAACCGATCAGCGTGAAGTTGCGCAGGCCGACGTTCTTGACGGCCGTCACCTTGCGGAGCCCCGCGCTCAACGACGGGCTGTACTTGAAGTCGTGACCGTGGCGCAGCATGACGCTGCGCATGCCGCTAGCCAGATTGCGCGGCGCGGCCTCGATGTAGTTCATTTCGGCCGGGATCCGCGGTGTGTTGCCCGCGATCCAGTACCAGCCGGAATGCCAGAGCGAGACACGCGCGCCGTTGGAGTGCGACGCGGCCGAGGAGCCGAGCGTACCCCGACCCGTGGTCGTGCGCGCGGTGATTGACGTTGGGGTCTTCGAGACGTAGGCGATGCGCTCGGAGTCGACCATAGCCACCCCGACGTTGGGCCAGCCGGTCGTGTCGGTCACGGGGATCGTGGTCGTCGACGAATTGATCCCGGCCGTCAGGTTCGTCTGCGGCGGGGTGTGCGTCACCATGACCTGGTCGCCGGCGACCAGCCCGCCCGACGCGTCGATCACCGCGGCTTGCGACCCCAGTATGGTCGTCTCGAGAATGTTGGTCGTGTTGGCCGAAGCGACCGTGCCCTCCCAAATGACCCAGGCGAACACGGGCTGGTAGTCGCTGGTGCTGACGGCGACCGTGGAGAACAGGCCCTGCCCGTTGACGATCTCGACGCCCGCCTTACCCCGAAGCGCGCTGGCGATGTGGCGGGACGCTCGGCCCCCCATGTCCATTTGCACGCGCCAGGCACCGGAACTCGCCAAAGTCGCGCAGTAGTCCATGCACAGCTGGTTCGTCACGACGTCGTCGGTGACGCCGTCGCCCACGCTGCCGAACTGCGCCGAGAAGGGCGAAATCGTGACGATTGCGAGCTCGCGCTGTACGGCGGTTCGCGTGGTCAGGGCTAGGACCGAAGACCAGTAGGAAGACACGTTGACGCTCGCGGGGACGGCGGCCCTCGCGCCGACGATCTCGGTCCCGCCGTTCGCCCACATGAGCATTTCGCCGTCGACTCGGTCGGCGGCGGCCGGGACGGTGATCGGCGTGTCGCCCTGCGCAACCTGGATCGCGCGGCTCACCTGCTCGGCGACTTGCTGCAGGCCCATGACCTGACGATCGAGCGCGTCGTCGAAGACCTGCTGGTAGGTGACTTCGTTGTTCTGCGTGTCGACGCCTTGCGTCAGCGGGATCACGCGCCGCACGCGAACCGTGCCGCTGGTCGGGGCGGTCGAGAAAGTAGCGGTTACGCCACCCGGATCACGCAGCCCCGAGATCACGTAGCCGGCGTCGCTCTGCACGACGTCGTCGATCAGAACTTCGAGCTGGTCTGCGGTTTGGCAGTAGGCGGCCAGGCCGAACGCGGTCGTGGACCCGTCGGCCGTATAGTCTGAAAACACAAGGGTCGTAGCAACAGTCATCGCTCAATCCACGCTGATTGAGCGAGTTGTCCGCCTACGGTTGCGCGGGCTCGCCGGTGTCGTCGGACAGCTACGGACTGTCCCCCTGCATCGCTTGTAGCAGTTCTCGCAAGCCGAAGTAAGACCCGAAGGGAACTAGGGCGTTGAAGTCACGCTTCTGTTTCTTCGAGACTTCTTTGCCAGATAGCATCGCTGCCGGGATGCCCGACGCGCTTTTGATTTGGTCGAGCAGGTTGGCGCTCGGCCCGCCAAGGACACCGGCCGCCCCTACGCTTTGGAAGCGCACGCTCTCGCCCTGCATCGACGCGTCGGGGTTGAACAGGCGGCCGGCGGCCAGCATCGGCGACTTGATCGGGTTTATCGGGCGGCCGACCGTCTCGGGGATCAGCTTCTCGATCGTGTTCGCGACGTCGATCGGCAAGGCGAGCAGCCCGCTCATATCGAGCCCTTCGCCGATCAGATACCCCGGGTTTGACGCCGCTTCCTTGAACTTCTGCCAGCGGTCGTCGCCCCCGCGCCAGGCGCGCAGCGCAGCGAGGAACATTCCCATCGTGGTCATGGTGACCAGCCCCTGAACGAAGCGGCGCGGGCTGGCCTGAAGGCCGCGCAGGGTCACCCGCTGCCAGGCCGAAATGTTGTACGACCGGAACTGCAGCAGCACCCGGCCCAGGGGCGTGTGCGCCCAGGTCGGAACGTCGCCGTCGCTGCGCGTGACGATGGTCATGTTCACGTCTTTGTGAACCGCGAAGCGGAAGGCGCGCACCGCCTCTTCGCTGACCGCGTCGTCGCCCCAATCCTGCGTGTTGGCGATCCACGTCGTACCGCGCTTCTCTCCGTGCTCGGCGAATTTCTGCGCGATGACTTCGCGCATTTCCTTCTTGATCCCGAGCTCGGCCAGCGTCTCGACGTCCCCACCCTTGGTCGCGGCGCGCAGGATCCGGTTCATCGCCAGGCGCGCAGACGTGACCTTGCCGAAGTCGGTCCAGTGCGTCAGCCCCGACCAGGTCGAGCCGACCTTCATGCCGTTCTGCAGCAAGCGCTCGATCGGAGTTCCGCGCGCCATCGGATCGCCGAGCTCGGCCATCGTCGCCAGCTGGCCCTTCAGCAAGGCCTCGATGCCAATGCCGATCTCGTCAGACTCGGCCTTGGAGAGCTTCACGGCTTCAAAGTCGGTCAGGAGCGGCAGGAGCCCTTCGGACATATAGCGGCGCAGGCCGTAGACCATCGCCGGCCGGTACACTTCGCCCATGTTGGAGATCAGCGCGCCGCCCATCTTCGGATGAAGTTGAACATGGTCAGGGAGCGAGCCGCCCGGCCCGCCAACGACGCGCTCTCTGCGGCTTGGTACAGGCCCCGGTTCATGTCGCGCCCGGCTTCGATGTGCTTCTTGTCGATTTTCTCCTGCGCGTTCAGGTACGTGATCGCCTTGGCCTTGGTCTTCGCGACGTCGTAGCCGACGCTGGCCTTCATGATCTGGCGGGCGGTCGCGTCGTCGGGCGCGGCGTTGATCCGCTCGCGCAGGTCGCGGTAGTCGTTCTTCAGGTTGTCGAACACCGCCTTCATCGTCGGATCGCCGTCGTACTTCCTGGCGAGCTCAATGTCGCCGAGGGACGTGCGCGCGTGCCGGCGCATGACTTCCTCGACGTCGTTCTCGAGGAAGTCGGTGAAGTCGTTGTCGCGCACGGGGAGCGTGCGGCCTTTCAGGGGGCCGCGGATCAGCGGCGCGACCCCGTCGGGCACAGTGTTGGCGGCGCCGTACTGCTTGCCGGTGATGGTGTCGAACGCCTGGTCGGCAATGTCGCGCGCCATTTCGGTGAAGGAGGGCTCTGCGCCGTTCACGTCCAGCCGCGTCGCCCACCGTTCGTTGTGGGCGCGCTCGGCGCGCCGCTTCACGTCTTCGAACGCCTTGGTCTTCGCCTCGATCTGCTTGGGGTCCAGCGCACGAAGACGGTCCTGCAGCCGGGCCACCTTTCCGCCCCGCGCCAGCGACGTGCCCGACGCCTCTTGAACCAGGTCATCGACGCCGCGCTTCAGTTCGGCCAGCGCCGTCTCGGGGTCGACGCTTTCCGCCGCCTCGAGGCGGTTGGCGATTGCGGTCATGCGCTCTGACCGGGTTTCCTGCGCCGCGATCTCGCGTTCGATCCGCGCCTTGGCCGCCGCGTCCAAGTCGCCCGCTGCGGTCGGATCCTTCGCCGCCTTCTCGGCCATAGCCTCCAAGGCCGCGCGCTGCTTCTCGACGGCCTTGTCGGCGCGCTCGGCGAGGTCCATGAATTGCGTGCGCAGTTCCGAGATCCGGTCGGCCAGCTTGTCGGGGTCGAGGCGCGCGGCTTCGCGCTCGAGCTTGCGGCCCTTCTGGATCAGACGCTGCAGGCTGCGCAGGTTCTTCTCTTCGGTGTCGGCGATCGACTGAAGCACCTTGTTGGCCCGGTCGGACAGGCCGGCGATCCCGGTGTCGACGCGCTTGTAGCGGGCGCGCAGTTCGCCGCGCGCTCTAATGTAGGTGCGGTAATCGTCGCCCCCTTCGTCCTTCAGGCGTCGGATCTCGGCTTCAGCGGCGCGGGCCTTCGCCCCATCGCCTGCGTCCTTCGCCGCCTTGGCCTCTCGGCGCAGGTCGTTGATGGTCGAGACGCGGTCAACGCTGTCAGGGTTGGCGGCGTCCAGCGCCTCGCCCTGCGTCTTCATTTCCGTGAGCGCGGCGGCGCGCTCTTCGGGCGACATGCGAAGCTCGGCGATCTTCTGATCAATCTTCTGACCCCGGCCGGCCAGGGCTTCAACCGACGCGTCGTAGTCGGCGCGCAGCTGCGGCTCCATGCTGGTCGCAACGCGCTCTTTCCACTCGAATTCGCGGGCCTCGACTTCCTTGCGGCGCCACCAGCGGGGGAAGTAGCTCTCGGCGGTGTTGGCGCCGATCGCGTCGCCCTTCAGGCCGACGGCCTCTCTGTCGGCGAACAGCGGGTCGGTGACGCGCTTGCGCCACATATCCGCCGCCTGGCTCACGAACTCGTTTTCGCCCTCGTCGCCATTGCGCATGGCGCGCGCGACGGCGGCGTTGAAGTCGTCGCGGGACATATTGATCCCGGCCTTCTTCATGTTGGAGAACAGGTCGTTGTGGCCTCGGGTCGACTGGCCGATCATGCTGTTGAACCGCGCCGTGCGCGCGCTCTCGACCGCGGGCCCCAAGCTGTCGCCGCGGGCGTGCATCTTCTGGTACAGCGAGGGTTCGAACAGCTCTTGGATCGTCTGCCGCACCCGGGCGACGGGGGAGAAGTTGGCGTCGAGCAGCGGGGATACTGCTGTCGTCGTGCGCGCGGCGCGCGAAACGCCTTCGCCCCGGATCGTCAGGTCGTCGATCGAGAACATGTCGACGGCTTCCGCGCCGACGCCGCCCGGGGCGTGTGGGTTGCTCGGCGCGAACGTCAGAGGCCCGCCGGTGTCACCGTCGATCAGCCCGGCCAGGGCCTTGCCGGCGGCCTTCTCTTCGGCGTGCGTGAAGAACGCCGCAGTCCCGGCGCCGAGCAGGCCCGCAAGCACCGTAGACGTGCCGATCGTGACGAGTGAGTCCGTGAGCGGCCGGGTTTCCTGCGTGCCCTGAAGGATCGCCTCTGTGGCGGCCGAGCCGATCAGACCAGCCCGGGCGGCCGAGAGCGCCGAACGGCTGACCGCGAAGCCACCGTTCGCCGCGACGCGCAGTTCGCCGCCTACGGGGATCAGGATGGTGGGGTCGAGGATGCTCGCGCCCATCGAGGCGAAGACCCCGCCCAGGCCGGCGGCGGCCAGGGTGCGGCGGTCGTCGTTCTCCTGGTCGATTCGCGCTTTCAGCGCCGCCGTGTACGCAGGCGTGCGACTGGACAGGAACGACTCCCAATGCGCTTCGTAGGGCGTCCCTTTGACGTCGTTCCACGCGTTGTAGCTGTTCGGGATCCCGAAGTTTTCGCCGGCGTCGCTGTTCAGACTGTCGACCGGAGACGTCGCCAGCGAAACCAGGGAGTTGTCTTGCCGGAACGCAGCGGCGAGGGTGTCGACGAACCCTGGGCGCGGGGCGTCTTCTGTCTCCGGGGCCGCGTCGCGCAGGGGCGTGAACGGGGTTCCGAGATCGGGGTTGAGGGTGTCGAGATCGACAAGCGGCATATCAGGTCCCCGGCGTCATGATGCCCGGGACGGGGCCGAGGGGTCCGGTCGGATTGCGGATCTGCTCGTCGCGACCATCGTCGGCGGTGATCGAGCGTTGGCGGCGCGTCTCGAAGTCCTGCGCCCGGCGCGCGGTTTCCGCCGCCGAGGCACGCGCGACGCTCGCCGGCGGCGCCCCAACGAAGGCGCGGCGGTTCAGGGTCTGCAGGTGGCCGTTGGCGTCGATGTACTGGACGGAGTAGGGCGCGGGCTTGCCCTGCCGCCAGGCGTCGCCCGTAAGGCCCGGGATGGGGATGAACTGAAGGCGGTCAGGGGCGACCACGTCTCCCCGCTCCGCCTTGATATCCGCCGCGGCCTGCGCGTAGAGCCAGTTGTGGCTCCCGTTGACCGCCGGGTAGACGTGTTCGGGCGGGTAGCGCATGACTCTGTTCCCGCCGACCAGGTTGTGCGACGGACCCCACATTTTGCGGATTTGGTTGCGGGCGAAAAGCTCCGCCGCCTTGGCGTCGCCGTACTGCGCGAAGTGGTCGGCGGCCAGTTCCGTGTAGTCGGCGCGCAGGGCGCCGCGCTCGGAGGCGCTGACGGGGGCCGAGGCTTGCTGGCCGAAGGACATGGTGCGCACCATAGCGCCCGCGTACCCGCCGTTAATTTCGTTCAGGATCCGAGGGATCGGGTCTTCTTTCCCGATCCGCGAGCGGAAGGCGGTGACTTCGGCTTCGTTGGCCTTCACGCGGGCGCGCTGGACCGGATCGTTGGACTGCGCCACGCGGCGCGCGGCCTCTTCGGGGTTGTCGCCGAGCTCTATGCGGTTGAGGTACAGCGCCGCGGCGGCTTCGATCTCGCGCCCGTTCGTCACGCCGGCGAAGGCCGCCGGGTTGCGGGCGAGCATACGGGCCGCGATGCTGGCCGACGCCTGGACCCGGGCCGGATCCTGCGAAACCAGGCCCCCGCGCAGTGCGTCGGCGGCGGGGCGCGCGAGGATGCCCGTCTGCTCCCACACCCGGAAGCCCGCCTGCGGCGTGTTGCCTTGGGCGAGAACCCCGGCTTCGGCCGCCTTGCGATCGTCTTCGCTGTAGGGGTTCCACTCGTAGTTGGTCCCCAACCCGGTCTGACCCACGAACCGGGTGAAGTCGGCGTTTTGCTGGTTGCGCTGCGCCAGCTGCGCTTCGGCCCGGGCAATGTCCCCGGCGTCCGTGAGCGTGCCGTCCGCGCGCGCGGCGTCGATATCGGCCTGGCCTGCCGTGCCGTCGTGAATGGCGAGCTCGAGGGCGTTGATCTTATCGGCCTGCGCAGCGGCCGCGGCCGCGGCGGCTTCGCGCGTGTCCTGCTCCTGTCGGCGGTGGGCGGCGTCCATCAGCCGCATGCGGTCTTCGAAGCGCAGGTCGGCCAGGCGCGGGTCGGACCCCGCGGGCGGGGCCGTTTCGTCCGTGGCGGTGGCGCGCGTGCCGGCGATCGTCGTCGCGCGCTCGACCCGCTTGTTCCAGTGAATGATCTGCGTGCGGTCGCCGCCGTTGCGCCAGCCCTGCGGCCGCTCGTAGTACGCCATCGCCTCGACGGCGTCTTCGATCGACGTGGCGCGCTGCAGCCGGCGGTACGCTTCGGGCTCGCTCGTCCGCATTTCCTGCATGACGAAGGCCAGCTGCGTGTTCAGGTCGTTCCACTGCGTTCCGCGGCTCTTCGCGAACGCCTTCAGCGCCGCGGCACGCGGGCCGTTCCACTGGCCGATCCCGATACTGTCGTCGCCGGCGGCCCCGGCGCCCTTGT